CCGGCGATGAAGATCGGAAACGCAGCTAGAAAAGCTGTCCAAAGAGAGATTAGAGTTATGTCAAATGCTACTCCATTAACTAGAGCGAGCTATGACTTAGTAGAAACTCTTGTCAAATCAACTCTCAACAAGAAAAGAAAGAAAGAGAAGAAGAAGAAGGGCAATGATGGATCAAAACAAGTGTCTGCACCTGCAGTCATTGGAAACGTCCAATCTGGCGGAGCTATGTCATCGAGCGGCTACGATCGAAGAACTGTTTCAGGAACTGAGACATTCTTATCTACGTATCGCCCAACCGAACAAGGCTACGATCAGGGAGGAGTTTTCAACCTATCTGCAAACGCACCAGGCCTAATCCAACTTGCTAAGGAGGCACAGAATTACCAATTGTATCGCTTCACTAACGTTACGCTCACTTATGAGCCTGTTAGCTCGACGCAAACACAAGGTCAGATTCTGTTTGGAGCTCTGTCAGATCCGACAGACGCACCTCCGGAAAGTCTTGAAGATGCTCGGGCAGTTAAAGACTCAGTCTCGACACCAGTTTGGCAGAAAACAGTCCTTAGAATTCCATGTGACAAAACTGATCGATACGTAGATGGGGATGTTTCCTCATCATCTGACGTTCGATTCCAGGTTTTCAAACGGATATTCATTGGATCCACTTCTGTTACTACTGGCACACCAACTGGTCTCTGGACAATCAAGTACTCTTGTGTTCTCACGAAGAGGAAACCGTCCAGTTCTGCTATAGCAACCCTTGAATACAATTCACAAGACCTTCCTTTCACTTCTCTCATTTCAAGACTCAAGTCAACTCCATACTATGAGGTGGCCCCATCGGGTGAAATAAAGTTTTTGGTGTCTGGTCGTTTTCGTGCTCAGCTATTTTTAGCGACAAACGATGACCAGATCCTACCAAATCTTACCTTCACTAATGGGGGGCTCATTGTGCCGTTGACACCCTTAGCCTTTTATCAAGGATATTCGAAAACTACAGACGTAAATCAAACTATTAAGTTTGTATCTGTAGCCTTTGTCCTTCGAACTAGGGGTGCAGTCTTGGATCTTTCTTTGTTGAGTCAATTGACTGGAACTGGAACGTTCCTTCTCTCAATTGAACCGGACAGCCGATCTATTTCAATCTAACTTTCCT